ATGCCGCCGGCGTAATCTTTTATAAAAGCTTGTTGTTTTTCGGTTAGATTTTTTTTCATCTTGGCAATGGTAAAAATTAGAATTTGCTTTAAAACTTCTCTTAAAGGCGACAGCGCCGGAACAATCTAGGCGACAAGTGCAAATAATAACAAGAGCCTTTAAAAGCTGATTTTAATATAACACATATTTTTTATGTTTCAATATTTTTTCGTATTTTCCACATTTTTTTTGATTTTTTTCAATTTTTTATTAAAAAAAGTGTTGACAAATTATTTTATTATATGTTATAATTAGACATAAGCAAAGCACAAAGGGTGCTTTCATCAAAAGAAAGGGTTTTAAAATGAGTACAAGAGGACAATACATTTTCCAAACTTCAGAGAAAAAAGTTTATGCAAATATTTATAATCACTGGGACAATTATCCGGAAGGCGCGGCGGTGTTATTTAATAACATGTTACTTGACAACGATCCGCACAATAACAGAGCGACCGCATTTTTAAAAGCAAACAAAAGAGCTGAACTCACTTCTTGCCTGCATGGAGACATTGAGTTTATTTATTATTTGACAGGGGAAGAACTGAAGGCTTGCGAGGTTATTTATGAAGATGACAAATTGAAGCAGAAGCCGTTTTTTGTTGGTGATGTTCGTGATTTTATCAATAAATACTTGCCTAAAATGTATGAAATTTCAGAGAATGACGGTTGGAGAGAGAGGAACGAAAAAGAGCGCTTTTTAAAAGCTAATCACTGGAAAAACGGGGAAAGCTTGGAAAGTTTGAAAAACAAGCTGATGACCGCTTTAAATGGAGACGGAGATTTTAGTGGGTGGATTGATGCCTGCACTTTTGACAAAGGCAACCCAAACAAAGCGGTTGATAAGATAACCGAAATTTTAGAGAAGATGAGCCATTTTTGCGACTAACCAACGGGGAGGTAATCCCTCCCCTTTTTATGGAGTTTAAGACAATGACAAAAGAAGAATATTTACAGAAAAGAGAAGAAAGCATAAAGATTTTGCTTGAAACTATTTTGAAAAACAGCCGCCCCAAAAATGCCAAGGATTTTGAAATTTTAGGCCGGGCGATTTATGAGGTACAGAGCGCCCCGGTCATCATGGAGGATGGCTCAATTTTTAACTCTGCTTTTTTATTAAAAAGGCATTCAAGAAAAATGACAGCCGCGGACATGGCCGCAAATTCTTTAATTGATAAGGCATTTTTTGAGGTGAAAATAAAAATGTCCGGTTTGCCTTGTGAGCTTTAGGAGAAAAAAAGATGATAGTATTAAACACGCAAATTTTAAACGATTTATTACCGGCGGCAAGTAAGGATAAATCAAGACTATATATCAATGGAGTTTTTGTTGAAGATGTCAACGGCAAAAGAATTTATACGGCAACAAATGGGCATATTTTATTAAGACAAACAGCCAGTATTTTTACAGATTCCGACCCTTTACCGGAAGGCGGCATTTTGTTAAAACTTCCGAGAAAAATCAAAGCTACGAAAAGCGAAATGATTAACTTTGAATTTAAACTTATTGACGGTAAAGAACAGGGTCATATTTACGGAACAAAAGACAATATTCTTTTTGATATCTTTCGTGAAAAAGTGCCGAATTTAGAGCGCATAATTGACGACACAAAAGATTATATTCAAGATGAAAAATGGATACCTTGTGCCCCGTCATATTTAGATATGGTTTGCAAGTTTTTTGTTTGTGCGGCGTTACCGTCTCCATTAACGGATAAAGACGACAAGACAAAAGCCGTAAAATGGGAGCACCGCGACTTTAAAGAAAACATTGAAAAATTGGCCTTATTGATGCCGGTTAGAATTTAAAGGGGGATAAAATGAACACGCAACAACTAATTACACAGCTTAAAGAAAACGGGCAAGATTTTGAATTTTATCCGACAACGCCGGAAATTTTAAAAATCGTTTGCGAATATATGACGGTCTACGGCGATATTTTGGATATCGGCGCAGGTAACGGAACTTTTAAACGCTATTTAGACAGCACCAAACACGGCTATTTAAATTACTATGCAATAGAAAAATCAGAAATTCTTATAAATCAGCTTGACAAAGACACTTATATTTTAGCGACTGACTTCAATCAATGCACGTTAATTGATAAAAAAGTTGATATTCTGTTTTGTAATCCGCCATATTCTGAATTTAAAAACTGGACTTTAAGAATTATCCGAGAGGGTAATTTTAAAGAGGGTTTTTTAGTTATTCCGGCACGTTGGCAGGATTGCGAAGAAATTAAAAAAGCCCTTGAATTTACCCAAACAACGGCACAAATTTTGGCGCAAAGAGACTTTTTAACCGCGGACAGACAAGCCCGCGCAAAAGTCCATATTGTCAAACTTGTTAAAAAAAGAGAGTACGGGGAAGATAAACCTTTTGAGAACTGGTTTAAAGAAACTTTTGGCTTTGAAGAGGTTGAAGACAGGGGGTTTGAATATAAAGAATATTCAGAATATAGAGATGATATTAAAAATAAATTGGTTGAAGCACCTAATAAAATTGAATTTTTGGTTAATCTTTACACAGACGAGATGAACAGACTTTATTCATCATTTAAGGCGATTTGTCAATTAGACGTTAAAACTCTTCACGATATAGGGGTTGAATCATCTAAAATCAAACAATCCTTAAAGCAGAAAATCGAAAGCACAAAGATTTTATATTGGAGAATGATTTTTAATTATCTTGACGAGATAACTAAACGCCTAACGCATAAAGCAAGAGAAAAACTTTTTGAAAAGTTTGAAAGATTAAATTGTGTTGACTTTAACGCTTCAAATATCCGCGCTGTCGTGATTTGGGTTTTAAAAAACGCCTCCAGTTTGTTTGATGAGCAACTTATTGACTTCTACAAAGAACTAACCACGCCGGACAATGTTATTAAATATAAATCAAATCAAAAAGTGTTTAAGCGCGATCATTGGTATAATAACCGGTTTGACCGAGATGGAGAAAAACCAACACATTATTGTTTAAGCTACCGCTTAATTGCCGATAATATTTTTAATGTTCACGCAGAAGAAAAATGGAGTAACGAAAAGAAAAATTTTGTTCCGACATCCGTCATTAAAGAGTATGGCAATTCAAGAATTAGGGTTTTAGAAGATTTAGAGGCAATCGCCTTTAATTTAGGTTTTGAAACACTTTATGGCGAACAAGCCGAATATTTTGGAGAAAAGTATTATATCAAAGGGAAAGACAACAAACCATTGATTGAATATAAAATTTATAAGAACGGCAATACACATTTTAAACTTAATATTGAATTTGCAAAGGCTTTAAATGTTGAGGTTGCTCGTCTGCTCGGTTGGATAAGGGATAAGTCAGAAGTCGCTCAAGAATTTCCTGACGATATGAAAGACGCGGCTAAATACTACGGCGCAAATTTCAGATTTTCCATTGAAAAACCGAATATAAAACTTTTGGCGGTTTAACTGAATTTTAAACATAATTGATTTACTTTAAAGAAAGAGAGGTATGTTATGAAAATTTTATCACATGGAACGTTTTTGAAAATTAACGGTATAAACCACCGCCGTTTTGTTGGCATTGTTAAAGATGGGGATTTTGCCGGACAAGCATTTGATTTTTACGAATACAATGTTGAGGGATATAGACCGGCACAGACGGAAGTTGAAAAACAAGCTTGTTTATTAAGAGCCGAAAATTACTATAATGAGTGTGTCGGTATGGTTAAAATCGGCAAATTTTCCACTTCTTACGAGGAAATAACCGAAAAATGCGCGGAAACACCGGAAGACGAAGATGAAATTTTAGCGGATTTGGAGAAGTGGGATGATTAACTTAGGATATTTAACCGGCGAAGAATACAGGGCTATTCGTAAGACATTAGGATTTTCGCAAGCGGAAGCGGCTGAATTTCACGGATTGAAAGATAAGGGAACTGTGCAGGCATGGGAACGCGGTAAAATGACAACCTCAAAACCCGCGTGTGATAAATTGATGAATTTACTTCAACAAGTAAATGACACAATAGAAAATGCTTTGGATTTATGGGAAGAAAAACAACTTCCTGTTACTCTTATAGCTTATAATGATGAAGACTATAAAAAATATGTTTTTGGGATGGGTAAAAATTTACCGAACTCGGTGCATAAGGCAATGATTTATAGGTTGTTTATTGAACTCTTAAAAATTGGTGCTGATGCTAATATTGTTTTATTCAATCCTGAATCATATCAAATTTGGCTATCAGATAAAGGGCAAACCGATACACAAGAACTACGCGCCGCATGGGGGGCTTGGTATAAAGAAAATATCGCCTTTAAAAATGATAAGCCGGGCGTAAAGGATGCTGAAGCAAAAGCTTTAATGCATACCCCGGAAGAGTTGCTTGATTATGTATATACGCATAATTTTAAAAATAAAGATAAACTTCTTAATATTCTTAAACTTAAAATGCGTGGCTTGAATTTTACACAAATTGCAGAGATTTTAAAATGTTCACGGCAATATGTAAATGACGTTTACCATAATTTAGATAAAAAAGCGCCATAATTTTGTGATAGAGAGGGTAATTTTGAATTTATTGTAAATTGTACCTATAAATTGAATTTACCCTTTTCTGCTTAAAATTTTAGCGTACCAATCGCATAAATAATCCAAGCCCATGCAGAGCCGCCATTTATCTAAATGAACTTCCGCGCGTGATTTATGTTGAATTTTCTCATCTTCTACCACAACATGACGAACTACCGGCCAATATTCTGCCGGAATTTGTCGTATTGCTTTATTATACATATCTTTTGCAATCATAACACTTACAGGCGTTTCTTTAAAACCGGTTATATCTACCCTTATTTTTGTAAAATCAAGTGATTTTATATATATGCCGGATTTATATGCAACATTTTGCAATAATTCCCCTGACTTTAATCTATCTTGAGCTTGCCATCGTGTTCTATTCATCTCTAATGTACCATTATTATAATATCTCAAAAGCTCGGTGTTCTCCATGCTACCCCCTATATTTTAGATAAATAATTCATAAATTTTTGTTTGTCATTTGTGCAAAATAACGATCCATCCGTTTTTTGAATGTTGTATCGGCACTCTCTTCCAACAGCTCGGTTTAAAATTGTTATATTGTAGCCGCCGAGAATTTTATCAATTTCATTTTCTTCTGTTTTTTCTTTTATCGGTCGTTTGTAATAAAATTCTCTTTTACAATCTTTACACCAACTAGAAAGCCCGTCTTTATGGGTATGATTATGATAAAAAGCTGATTTTGATTTAACCTTTTTGCATTTAGTACATTTTTTCAAAATAACACCCCCTGTTTTTGTTCTTCTTCTAATCTCTTAACGGATGCCGCCCAATATTCGGGGTCTTTTTCTATGCAAATAAACCGCCGTTTAAGTCCATGGCAAGCGATTGCAGTTGTTCCCGAACCTGAAAAGCAATCTAATACCAAGTCGCCTTCTCTTGTGATGTTATTTAATATCCGCTCAATACATTCTATCTTTTTCTCGTTTGGGTGGTTCGTTTCTTTAGTATTATCTACCAAAAAATAAGGTATCTTAAAGCGATAATTTTTACAATAGTCTATCTGTCTGTCTGTTAAATGAAATATATATTCGTTATTTAGCCAAGTGTTATTTGTAAAAGGGATAGGATTCTTCTTACAAATAGGCAAGATGGCATACAAAAGGTTATGTCTTTCTGCAAAGCTTAGTATCTTAACAATATCCACTCGGCTACCACATATAACTAAATTAGGAAATTTACATTTTGAAATCAGTAAAGATAAAAATTCATCTGTGTACCAGTCCTCTGTACAAAACTTTGCTATCTCTTTATAAATAGGTCTGTTCTTACTAAATCCTCCCCCGCCGGCCTCTCTCCAAGTATATGGAGGGTCAGTCAGTACCAAATCAACACACTTATCCGGCAACTGTTTTAAAATGTCCATACAATCCGCACATATAATTTTTCCAATATAGTCGTTTATGCTTGGCACTTTATTTTCACACGATGTGATGTCCATTTTTCCAAATCCTTTGCTTATTTTTTTTCATTTTTTCATCAATCAATTCCCATGTTTCAGGAAATCTTAAAGCGCCTATTGAGGCAATTATAACATCAGCCCCCTCTTCTAAAGCTTCTTCTCCTGATTTAAAAAAGCTTGCCTCCGGGAACTCTATGGATTCCTCGCATATCTTTTCAAATTGCTTATTCCATGTGTATTGGGGAAATGTTTTTTTATGCCACCGCATTATTTTATAAATTTTCCAAAGTATCATAATCTTAGACTTCTTCTTCATACTCCACCTCTTTTGTTACACTATGAAGATAATCCGGCACCCTTTTTTTGATTATTCTTTTTTCTTTTTCTATTATTCCGTTAGCATTTTTCCAATCGTTATAAAGCTTTTCGCCTATTTGTTTTTGCTTGTCTGTTAAAATTGCTAACGAGTAACAAATTGTAGTATGGTGTAAGTCTAGTTTTACCCCAATTTGCTTTACTGATAATCCGGCTAACCTATAAAACCATATAACGGCTCTTTTTTTATCAACCAGTTCTTTATTACGTCTTGCAGATCGTAATAAATCAACCGTGCTTCCAACTTTATGACAAACAAACTCTAAACTATTCATCAGTTTAACCTTTGAAAATGAAAATTGCCGATAATTTCTTTTGCTTTTTTTAGTTTTTCTTTTTGAACTTCCGGCGGTAATGCTTTGAACTGATTATCGCTTTCAACAAAATACTCCCGGCCGTATGTTTCAACCGACCAACGTTTCATGCACGCCCTAAAGTCTTCGTATGTCGGATTGTAAATGTTTTGAACAAATGGGAAATAATCCTGTACAATAAGTCTGCCAACGATTTGATAGTGCGGCACTAACCAAGACATATCGCCGGTTTCTCTATCCTGTTGTTGAAATTTCAACCAAAAGGGTAATTCCACCTTTTCAACTGGCTTTTCTGCCGTCTCTTTTGTGGCATTTGTTTCTTGCAATATAGCTGTTAGCTGTGCAATATTAGGGCGCGTTTTTGATGATTTCTTAACGTAAAAATGGTTTATTGCCTTTGAAACTTCATAAAGCGGATATTCGTCAAAAGCTTCCCGCCAAGCTTCAATCTTTTTTTCCTGCCCTTGACAGGCTCGTAAAAACTCATCTTCGGAAATATCGCCGTGATACAGTTCCTCAATTTGTTTCAAAATTTCAAGTTCTTTGCTTAACATCTTACCCCCTATAACCAGCTCAAAGGTTTATAATCTTCTGGTCTAACCAAATCTTTTGAAGCGTTAAGAGTTTTCTCTTTTGCTTCCCACGTTCTGACCGCCGCCTTCCAGTCCTTCATTGGTTGGTTGCCTACCCGCCAACCTTTGCTTTCGTAAAAATTAAAAAACTGCTCAGCCGATATTGTGTTTTGTCTTTCTCGGCAATAAAGGGCTATTTCTTCCACCGTTGGTTTTATGAAACGTTTTTCTTGTGGTAATAAATCCAATCTACCGAGTTTTGTTAATTCAATTCTCGTGTGTTGCCCGCAAAACTTTTTATCGTTTATTTGAAACTTTGCTTTTCTTTCACAATCGCAGGAACATTTTTCAAACCCCTTATAGGGGGATAAAATAATTAACTCGTTAGAGTTATTATTTTTAGGGGTTATATTATTTACATTATCATTTACATTTACATTTACATTAGGTTTGGTTTCGGTTTCTGTTTGGTTATTTTTAGGTTTTGTTTCGGTTTTTTTAGGTCTGCCGCCTTTCTTACCATTTAAAAACCGTTGGTTATTTGCATCTATTTGGGGCTTGACTAAAGTAAAGAATAATCGTACTTCCGGCGTTAATTCCGGTTCTTCTCCATTAAGTGCATAATTTGCAATAGCCATTAAACAATCAGCTTGTTTTTCTTTGCTCATTCCTGTTAATGCTTCATAAAACGAGCGATAAAATATAAAACTTTCTTTATTCAATTCTCATCTCCGTATGTAAGGTGGCAGACCATACGGAAAATCTGCCATTGATATTTACCCTCTCCGTAAAAGGTGGGGTGTTTTTAATTTTTAGGGAGGAAGTGGTAAACACCCCATAAATTAACTTCTTCCACATTTTTTAAAAATCCCATTTATCTTTTAGTTTTATTTCATAATTCTTATTTGCGTTTATCATGTTTTGTTTAAGCAACTCAAAAATGTTTCTCACTTTCGGAGATGTCTTTTTATTTGGTTTTCGCCCAAACAATCCATAACTGATAAGATGATCGTAATATTGAAGTCGCTCATCATCTGATAGGTTAAAATCTTTTATCATTGAATAGTAACGATAAAAGAAAACAAACCCGCTATCTCTTTTTAATCTTGCCATTTGCTTATTTCCTTTACTGCTATCTCAACCCTCGGTCTTATTTTATCAACTTCATAAGGCTCAAATTCCGGGATAATAACATCCGCATTGTCGTCTTCTAAAATTCCAACCTTTACCATGCAATCACATAAATTTTGGATTATATTGATATAATCAAATCTCCGGTGCGATTGTCGGAAAATTTTAAAAACTATTCTGTACGGCTGTTTTTTGCCCTTTAATTCGGATAAAAATTTGCCCTTTACACACAATAACTTATTGCATAATTCAACTTCATCTGTACGGGCTACTTCAGATTTTATTACATAACGGCGGCCGGTGTTTTTATTGAAAACAATTTGCCGGCTGTTTTTAGATGAATAAAGCTCTCCGTCTATCGTAATCATGACTTAATCCCACGGTATGTCGTCATCAACAAAATCATCTTGTGCAATATTGGTTTGTGTTTTTTCCTGTGTTGCCGCTTGTTTTAAAGAATTTGCAACTCTAAGTGATAAATATTTTACCCCTAATTTTGAGGTTGCCACCCAACAAGAAAGCTTTACCTCTTTTCCGTCTATCATAATAGCTCCGGTATAATCGGGAGATTTATCGGATTGTTTATTATTGTTCCGAAAAATTGCGCCAAAACCCTCTTTATTTGCCATTTTTCTTTACCCTTTTTAATTCATATTTAGCCTTTCTCGGTAACATAACCGAGCATTTATACGCGTGGATTAAGATATAAATTAAAATTTCTCTAATAACCCATGCTAAGAACTTAAACGGCGCAATAATTGCTTTTATTAAATTCTTTAAAATCCATTTTAATATTTCAGTTTTCTTCATTTTCTTCCTCATAAAAATCATTTGGTTTAACTTCGCCTTTTGTATAGGCAACTATTTTAAGCATAAGTTCTTTTGACGGAACAAAATCGCCCTGAGCCCAACGAGATACTGTCGCCTGCGTTACACCTAATTCTTTGGCGGCTTGCTCTTGGGTTATATTTTTGTTTGTTAAATATGTTGAAAATTTCATGTTTATCCCTTTCTTACATTAAATTATACACCTAAAGAATAAAAGTCAATATTTTTTTATACGTCTTGTACATAAAAATTTTTTCTTGCTTTTTGTATGCATTTTGTGTATAATTTTTATAGTGGAGGTATGTTTATGAATAGAGTAAGGGAAATAAGGAAACTAAAAGGACTAACACAGCAAGAACTGGCGGCTCGTTTAGGTATTAGCCAAGCACAAATTGCTCGTTTAGAATCAGGCGCAAGTGATATGACAATAGAGCAAATGAGTTTATTTGCAAAAGCTCTTAATTGTGAGCCATGGGAACTTTTACCAAAAGAGATGCAACCAAATATAAATCAACAAGAGTTTGAGCTTGTAAAATTACTTAAAGCCTTAACAACTTCCACTGAAACATCAGATACATCTTCAACAAAGACCGGCTAATGATAATGAAAAAATTTGAAAATTGGTGTCAAAATCTTTTTAAGTTCACTGCTTATTTAGTAGGAGTAGTGATATGTTTAACTATAATATATATAATCTGCCTTATGGCATATAGCCTCATTATAGGGATATTATAAAATAAAGCATAGTGAAAGACCTACTTGAGAAAAGCTACAAGCAGATTATTTTTTCATTTAAACCTTACAGATATTTACAACACACTTTATCAGGAGGAATTTATCGTATTCCGCAGGACTTCTCCTTTACGCCATGCTTCTCAAAAAGCTTTCCTGTTTATTCAAAGGCTCTGCAACCTTTTCTGCTCCGTCTTTCATATAGAGCGGTGTTTAAGCTAAATTTTTTATTCTGCATTATAGCGAGCAGTTTGTCTGTTCTTTTCGGCATAAGGCAAAACAGCCAAGATAAAACCCTCTTGACCTCAAGCTACATAAACAAAAAATGATATTTGATTATTTTCGGTCTAACTATCGGTCTATAAAAAAGGGAAAGGCGACTTCTAGACCGAAAAACGAAGTAATCCAAGTAGCTACTCAAGGACTTTTTTCGCCTTTAAAGGTATTTTTACCCCCTTTTTTGTAAAAATCTACACTTTTTAAGTTATCCACATAAAAAAGATTTGTTTGTTTTCAAATACTTATTTTTAAACGTGCATTTTTTTATACAAATGATGTATTTTTTATTTGACTTTTTATTCGTTTTGTGTATAAATTTAATCAGACGAACAAAATAAAACAGTATTGATGAGTGCAACGTATTGTCATTTTGCTTAGTCTAGGGCGGGGTGTTATCGTTGTAGTCCTAAGTTATCTTTCCCCGCCCGTCTTTGAGGTTATTTATGATTGTTAGTTCCTGTGAATAACCTCGCCTTTGGAAAAATAGGGGTTCTTTTAGTCCGCCCCTCTTTTTCCTCCTTATGGATAGCGTGCCTAATTTCCTCAAACATACCTACGCGCTATCCGCTTAACTGGGGGTTTGTAAGGTTGTAATCCACACGACTTGTTTCAAACTACCGGACAGCCCCCGCCTTTATATTATGGAGAGTAAAAAATGACATTTGAAGATGTAAAAAAATTTGCCGTGAAAAACGGCTGTGAAGCAGACGAATATAGTATTCGTATAAAAGACTTCCAAATCTATAAAGAGGGTGCAATATGGATAAACACTCGCACCTATTCCCCAAAAACAATACAGTTTTCGTTTTTGATGGCTTCTTCTCGCACACCGAAACAGATGAAGTCATTTATTGAGAGTTTGCTTTAATGGATAAGATGATTGACAGACTTGACCGTTTATATCCGCAATTAAAACGTTGTTGGAAAAGATGTCATTTTTGCGGAAAACCAACGGAACATATACACCACATAAAGGGGCGATCAAATCTCCTGCTTAGGTATGACCTTAAAAACCTCATTCCCCTTTGTGCTAACTGTCATCATCTTATCCACCTCAATCATTTAGAGTTAATGATACCACCGGCACGTTGGCTGTACTTAGAACAAATGAGTAATATTCAATTACAAGACTGGCTTTTAAGTCATAACCAAACAAGAGAAGAATTTTTTAAAACTAAAGAAACTGAAATAAAGGAGTTTATAAATGGCAAGCATCACATCTAATTTAAATGAAATGAAAAGTATCACATCTAAATTAAGTGAAATTCAAACAAAGCTAAAAGCGCCTAAAAACCAACGAAACGCTTTTGGCGGATATAACTATCGTTCTTGTGAAGATATTTTGGAAGCTGTAAAACCTTTGCTCGGAGAAGCCTGTCTTACCGTTTCTGATGATATTGTCTTAATTGGAGATAGGTTTTATATAAAAGCAACAGCAAAATTGTCTTTAGGCGGAGAAAGTATAGAAAACTCTGCCTTTGCAAGAGAGCCACTTACAAAAAAAGGTATGGATGAGGCACAAATAACCGGTGCGACATCATCCTATGCCCGTAAATATGCATTAAACGGCTTGTTTGCGATTGACGATACTAAAGACCCTGATGCAACAAATACCCATGGCAAAGAAGACGATTTTAAAAAGATTGCCACGGCAGAAAAGACAGCAACAACAAAAGTAGTAAGAAAAGCGGCCAACGAGGGAAACAAAGATGTTGTAATGCCGGCAAAAAATAAAACTATTGATGATTTAAAGCGCCACTATCAACAAAGTATGGATTTTTTAAGTAAGGTTGAATCTTTTGATAAACTTTCAAATTCTCAAATTGATTTTATCAACAACCTATGTGTGGAATTATTTGAGAGGGGGTTAGAAGATGAACACAACAATCTGACAACTCTGTTTAATAAATTACAAGATGAACAGTTAAATGATAGTGTAGGATTTTAGACATGTTTATAAAAGATTCCGCAGAATTAAGAGTAAAATTTACTGCTTTATATGAACAAGCAAAACACCTTATTGAGGGTGGCTCTATTGATGTGGAAGTAAAAAAACACGTTCACAAACGCTCAACGGAGCAAAATAATTATTATCATCTTATATGTTCAGAAATCGCAAAATTTCTTGATGAGGCGGGTTTATCTTATGGAGAATATAAAATTCCTTATACCGGGGATTTACTCCATGAACTCAATAAAAAGCTGTTTGATGTAAAAACCACAACAAAACTCTCAAAAGAGGAATTTTGCGACTATATGACAAGAGTTATACAGTTTTGGCAAGAAAAAACAAACTGGGAATGGATGCCTTCAGAACTTCCGGCAAGCTATCTTGCTAAAAGAGGATATACCAACGAATATACACGAGGAGCAATTTAAATGTTAGAAAACGTATCAACAAGAGATTTATTTGATGAACTCGCTAAGCGTAAAGACGGTAGAGCTTATATTGAATGTGTCGTGGCCGGATTAAAAATGCAAGAATGTGCAAAAAATGCACAAGCTAAAGCAGGAAAGAAAATTTTGGATCACTTGCAGGAATATTTTAACGAGCAGGCAAGATTTTATAAAGAGCGCTCCGGGGAAAATTGGTGGGAAGCTATGAAACAAGATGACATAGAACACTATGCTCTTGAAGATGAAACACTTGCTCCTTTGGTTTATGATTTTATGCAATTATCAGTGGGGTAATATCATGATGAAGGATTTGTTGAACGATAAAGAATAAAAGGAGAAAAGCTATGACACAAAAGATATTTGATACAGACAACGCAGAAGATATGGCTTTGTTATGGAGCATATGATGAAAGAATAAAAAGAGGTATTGTTAAATGAAAATTCTTGAATTGTTTGCAGGCTATGGAAGTCAAGCATTGGCTTTAGAAAACTTAGGTATAGACTTCACGTCTGATATATCCGAGATAGATAAGTATGCCATTAAAGCCTATAATCAATTACACGGAGAAACACATAATTGGGGTGATATTACCAAGATAGACGAAACCAAGCTGCCGTACTATGACTTGATTACTTATTCTAGTCCTTGCCAAGATTTTAGCGTTGCTGGATTAGGTAAAGGTGGAGATGCTGGTAGCGGTACACGTTCAAGTCTATTATGGGAATGTGAGCGAATTATCCGGGCAGTAAAGCCTAAATATCTCTTAATGGAAAACGTAAAGAACCTTGTCGGCAAAAAGCACAAACACAATTTTATCCGTTGGCTGCACGTTTTAGAGATGATGGGTTATCAGAACTTTTGGAAAGTATTAAACGCAAAAGATTATGGCGTTCCACAGAACAGAGAACGTGTGTTTGTGGTGTCTATTTTAGGCTGTCAACAGTATCTATTTCCTAATCCGATAAAGCTTACCAAGAGATTAAAAGATGTGTTAGAAGAAAATGTTGATGAAATATATTATTTGGATGACAATGTTGTTGAAAAATTTTTGAAAAAGATAGAAGTAAATCACATGGATAATATCTGCATAGGCGGGATGCAAGAACATCAATCCATAACATCAAATGGAATTTCAACTTGTCTGTGTTCTGCAATGGGAACTGGGGGTGGTTATGTTCCTATGGTAACTGAGCCATTATGTGTCGCAAGTAGAGGAAGAAACCCAGACAATCCTGGCGATAGAACAGTAGGTTCTCCTACCGAGCAAAAATTAGAAATTAACAAAGATGGTGTTTCAAACACATTAACAAGCGTTCAAAAGGATAACTACATTATTGAGCCTTTGTTGATAAAAGAAAACACATCAAAAGGATATACAGCAGCAGTTGTCGGCGATAGTATTAACATTGAACGGTCTAACTCAGAAACAAGACGTGGCAGAGTTGGACATCAAGTTGCACAAACTTTAACGACAGCTTGCAATCAAGGTGTGGTGCAATTAGGTAATATCGTTCATACTGGTAATTGGGATAATCCTGAAAGAGGTCGTATTTATAGCGCAAATGGTATTTCTCCGGCATTATCCACAATGCAAGGCGGTGGATTAGAACCTAAAATTATGTGCTACAATATACCGCAAACAGTAACAGTACGCAAGAATGAGGTTGATATTAACGAGTTTGTTCGTCAATTAAGAGGACACAAGAAAAAGGTTGGTATATCTAATAAGCAGATAGCTGAATCCTTAAATCTACCGCTGACAATGGTTGAACATTGGTTTAGAAAAGACAACTGTTTTAGCGTGCCTGATAAAGATATATGGTTTAAGCTAAAACAAATACTAAAGTTTGAGCTATCAGACTATGATGCGTTTGTTACCGAATTTGAAGAAAAAGAGGGGGTATTTGAAAAAGCAAACCGCTGTTATGGAACAGATGGTATTGCTCCGACAATGACTGCAACATCAAGTGATGAAAAAATATTTAACGGTTACCGCATCCGCAAGCTAACACCTAGAGAGTGTTGGCGATTGATGGGTGTTAAAGATGAACAATATGACAAACTGCACGATTTATCTAATACGCAACTAGAAAAGCTTGCCGGGAACAGTATCGTAGTAGATGTGCTTATGGGTATATTTAAGAATTTATTTGTTTCAGACGAAGAAACAACTGGACAACTAAGATTGATATAGGAGAAAAGCTATGAGTAAAGATACACCAGAAGTCGGAGATGTGTGGATTGATAAAGAAACCTATGCAAGAATGGTTTTCGTAAATGTAAATGACTTTTACTATGAATTCCTAGAGCATTGGGAAAAACTTTATGAAAATTTTGATGTTTATCGGATAACCAATATTAAAGATACCTCTTGGAAAAAAAGTAAGAAGTATCTCGGCAAGAGTAAAGCTACCATAGATGATTTATTCAAAACGGATAATGAAGAATGAATGTATTATTTACAGATGAACAAATAAAAATTTTAATGGAAAATGAATATTTCAGAAAAGAGCTTGCAAATGCTATCTCAGAAAAATTAACTCAAGCATATTCTAGTCAATATTCACTTCTAATGGATAAAATAAAATATGAAATTACGAATGGTTTAATTAAGAAAGAATTACAGACAAAATCCTGTGTTAGCTGTCAGCCAGTTATTTTGAAAGGAGTTATTAGATGACAACACTAACTGAACAATATCTTAACGGAAATATAAAAGACGGTACTGAATGGTATGTTAAAAACCGCAAAGGTGAAATTTTTACAATGTATTTATATAATGATACTTGTCATTATCATTCATTCAAGACTAAAAAATTAGAAGTACTTGATGAAGTGCCGAGTTATGAGGAACTTCAAAATCAAGCCTTTATTCTTAAAAGCCGAGAGTCTGAGATAGTAAAAAAAGAAACGCAGAGAATAAAGCTTATGACTAAGCTTAATGATGTAAATAATAAAAATCACGCGTTACGAATTGAAAATGACAAGCTCAAAGCCATAAAAGAAAAAACCTATAATTACGACTATCTAAGCGAGTGTTATTCAAAGTTTATTAAGGAAAACAAAGAGCTGAAAGAACTTCTGAAAGAGTGTATAATTTATGTTGATAGATATGTTGCTTTTTCCGTAGTGCAAGGAAATGAAGAAAAAGAAGTTAAAAGTAAAGAACTATTAACCAAAATCAACCAAGTATTAGGAGAAGAATAATGACACAAAGAATATTTGATGTTGAAAACGAAAAAGATATGCAGGAAGTCACAGAGAAGGATATAGGGAAGATATGTGTGTTTTGGGATGATAGTGACGGAGCCGAGGCTTTTGGAAAATTATACGAAATACATGGAGAAGAGGGGGATAGCAGAGACCCTTATAAAATGTCATATGGTGGTTGGTGGAAGCATTGTCGTAGATTAACAAAACAAGAGATTGAGGAGCTATGTTAAGATGAGTAAGATAGTTAATAAATGGCTTGAAAAAGAACATAAATATGTACCTTATGACTTACCGGAAGGCGCGAGTTGCTATGAAGATGACACGGAAAAAGAAATTTCTTGTTGTTGGTGTGGAAAGAAAATCAAATACGGAGATAGTTATACTTCAAGACATATTCATAATGATGGTGGTATTGGATATGCAGAATGTGAACAATGTTATTTTGGAGAGCATAAATGAGATTTGAAGAAGCACTAAAGGCCATGAGAGAGGGGAAAAAGGTTAAACTTAAAAATCACATAAGCCAGTATGAAATAGCCGAAGGCAAAATTTGGCAAAGAGTTGTTAATTTCTATGCAGAAAAATACTCAGTTGTTAACAATGGATTTGCTTGTATTGATATACTTTCAGAAGATTGGGAGATAGCAGAAGATGAACAGAAGTCTTGATTTTACCGCTTGCACAAGAAAAGATTGTGTCGGTTGTTGGCGAAGATTAACCAAAGAGGAAGAAAAATGGCTTGAGGAAAACCCTAACAGACAAGCATATTGTGATTTTAATGATTGTCCTGATTTTCTACCAAAAGCCACAGAACAAGAAATTTTAAGGGCTGAAATTATACGAGCCTTTGGAGCAAACCATTAGGAGCAGACAGATGAGTAAAGAGCCACAAGTCGGAGATGTTTATTATAGTGAAAGTTGGAAGCTGAAACTCGTTATTACCTTTAAAAAATATGGAATATTTTGGGGAGTGTGGGAAACAGGTCAATCCGTTGCAGGTTTTTCTAACTTTGATGATAAATTTTATCTCGGCAAAAGTAAAGCAAGCATAAATGATTTATTTAAGACGGAGAATGAAGAATGATTAACATACAAGACATTATACCATTTATGAAAAAAGGTTGGGTTGCTATGGACGAAGACGGAGAGTGGTATTGGTATCCTTTATTACCTCAAACAGAGTTTAATGGAGAGTGGCGATGTAATGCTGTTCAATCTACTTATACCCTTAAAGCTTTTGACATCTCTCCTGCTGATGATTGGACTAAATCGCTTATAAAGGTGGGAGATAAGACAGATGAGTAAAGAACATATTGAGCCACAAGTCGGAGATGTTTTTAATATAATATACCCTGAATATACCGTATTAGCCACAGTTATTGATATTACGAGAACAGATGTAACATTGTTTCGCCGATATAAATATGATTTTGAAAAAAGATATAGATTTGACACTACCGTCATAAACAAACTGATAGAGCCTGATTATTACAATATTATTTTTAATAAGAGGGCGACATATCTCGGCAAGTCTAAAGGTAACATAGAGCAACTATTTGAAACGGAGAATAACAATGGGATATAGAAACTATTTATATATAGCCGATAAAAAGAAGTTAAATAAAATAAGAAAGTTAAATGCAAAACAACTTTGGGAATTTATTGAAGAAGAGCCTGATGAGGAAGATGACATTCATCCACCGCTTTTTTTATATTTAGAAAGCAAAATAGATATGGAAGAAGCTTTTGAGTTTGGAAAATATATTGATTTTTATGATAGGATAAAAAAATATTTAAAACCAATATTTAAAGAGAAAGAAGTTCAAGAATACTACAACGAAGAATACGAATTTATGTTAGCAAAACCTGAAATATTGCAAGAGTGTGCAACTATTCTTAGAGAAAAAGTCCAAAATTATTACAAAGGTTTACTGGATAATGTCCCAAGAGATGTCTTTGATAAAAGAACGCATTTTGAAAAATTAAAAAACGATGCTCAAGAACATTTAGAATGGGCTACTTTTCTTGATAAACCCTCAAACAATAAATATTCTTTAGGTGGCGGTTGGCTTTACGAACACGAAGTTTTTAGTTTGTTACATTTAATGAAAGTTTTTAATCCCAAAAAACAAGTTTTAATTTGGTTGGGTTATTAAAAGAGAGGTAGAAGATGAGCCACAATCCTAACACATTAAAATTAGTATTAACAGACCACTGGTTTGAAGAAATTAAAAGTGGTCGCAAAACGCACGAGTATCGTTTATGTAGTGCATATTGGCGAAGTAGAATATATCATTCGCCACGCAAATTTACAGAAACAATGATACCACACGCAGACTATGTTCTTATACTTCCTGAAGATTATTGCGTTGAGTTTCAGAAAGCATACAGAAAAAATGCTGAAAAGATGTTATTTAAGGTAAAGAGCTTAACTATACATAACGGAATAAATACAGACTTAAAAATTGATGAGTATGTATTTGACTTTGAACTAGGGGAGAGAATAAATGTCAACAAATCCTAACACAGTTAAATCACAAGATGACACTACCGAAGATGAACTCGGTCGCACAATGACACTTTTAAAGGCTATTGAGCAACTTGAAAAGACAGAGTGCGAGCTTGAGAGAGTTGAAAAAGAACGAAAGAAAGACAAGGCAAGTATAGAATTGCTGAAAATAGAGCTTTCATTGTCTAATACGTTGTGCCATATAACAACAAAATATTACGAAAAGATAATTGCCGAGCAAGATGAGGAAATAAAGAAAGCAAGATACTTCTTTATAATTATATTCGTATGCGAAATTATTAGCTTTATTTTGGAGTTAATCTAATGGAAGAACTTAAAAAGTATATACTGTTGGAAAAGGCGGAGTCGTATCACGAGGGAATTATGGATTGCCTTAATAATATAGAGCAATCTCTCAACAAAGTTAAAGATTTAGACGGTAAATATCCTAAAATGAAAAAGTTTGTATCTGAGTATTTGCCGTCATTTAGAGATATAGAGCTTAAACACTATAAGAAAAACAAAGAGGAGTTAAACAATGGAAAGAGTGAAAATACCAATTTATAACCAATATATATACATTGAAAGAGGACTCAGAGATAAGGATTATTCAGCAATAGTAGAGTTTAACCCTATTACCTTTAAATATAACGAGAAGCTTATCAACTTGAAAATATTTGCGCACGAGTGCGTACACATAGCAAACCAAATTTGTAAAAGATGTCTTATTCAACTAGAAAATTATGATAATGACGAATGGTATGCATATTTGTACGCCGAGATATTTGATAGGTTGAGAAAAAAGATAAAGGAATTAAACAATGAATAATAAACAAAAGGAAATACTACGCTTTATTAAAAGCTACATTAAAAACAATGGCTGTTCTCCGACTAATGATGAAATTAAGGAAGCAACGGGTATTAAAAGCAAGCCAGTAGTTAATCATTATCTTAATAGCCTTGAATTGCTAGGCAAGATTAAGAGGGATAAATACAAACATAGAAATATAAGCGTTTGCAAGCCAAATCTTAATGATGATAAAATAAAGAAATTGAAGCGCATTGTAAACGAACTGAATGATATTTTAGAGGAGTTGAACAATGAATAAATATTATTTGGGTAAAATAATGTTCTATAAATATAAGCATTGGAAATGGGCATTTGGTATTGAGTTTCATCAAAGTTGTTATTGCGATGGTGAATATTATGAAAGTGAGTTTAGAATTGACTTTTGGAAATGGAGTTTTGGAATTGTATTTTAATGGGCGGTTGTATTAACCTCGTTAAGCTTTTAAAAACTATCTGACCGCCCACCTTATTTAAAACTTGACATGTGGAGAAAATAATGCTTTTAAATCAGAAACAAGCGTGTGGATATTTAGGAATAGGCAGATATTTGTTTGAAATTGCCGTGAATAAGGGGTTAATCCCTTTTATTCAACCATCCAGGCGCAAATTGTTTAATACAGAGGACTTGGATAGGTGGCTAAGAAACACACAGAACCATTTAGACTTTACAAAATCGGCGAGGTTTGGTATGCCTACATCTCCTATGTCGCCACAAATGGGCAACGTTTCCACTTTAGAGGCTCTACGAGACAAATACTTTCCGAAAGGGCAACGCAGTTCTGCCTTAACTTTATCAAAGAGGTTGAGGAAAAAATCAAGCTCAAGCACGGAGACCATGAAAAAGAGATAACTTTTGAGCAAGCCGGCGTTATGTTTTTTGAAAATGTCGGCAGATACCACCAAAACGCAAAGGGAACTTTTGAAAAGATAAACCAACTTCTACCGTTTTTTGATAAGACACTTTCCGAAATAGACGACAACGACCTTACAGATTATGTTACCCACTTTAGGGATATGGGAAGAAAGCCGTCAACCATAAACCGAAATTTAACCGTTCTATCTTCTATAATACACTTCTGCCATGAACGAAACTATCACACGCCAGATGTTAAAATCTCTCTATACAAGCAAAAAGAACCGGCGGAAAACATTAAATATCTTGAAAACTGGGAAATTGCCGAAAAAATCATCTCTAGGGCGGCATCTCATTTAAAACCGATAATTTATACCGCTTTATATACTGGTATGCGCAAATCAAATATTTTAGGGCTTAAATGGGCTGATTTAGACTTCACTAATGACTTAATAAATATTCATGTTAAAGATAAGAACAAAATCGGCGGTAAAAACTTATCTATTCCTATGATACCGCAATTAAGGGAAATATTATTAAAACAGCCAAGAATTAACGAATTTGTGTTTAATTATAAAAACCACCCTATAACACAGATTGACGGAGCATGGCATAATATCTTTTATAAAAGAAAAGACCAACGGAATTTTACGAAAGAATTAAAAGACGAGTCCCTACCCTATATCACGTTTCACACACTAAGGCACACCGCCGCAACGTGGATTTTAAAAGCTACCGGCAATTTAAGGATAACGCAAGAGATATTAGGACACGCCAATATTAAGACAACATTGAAGTATGCGCACGTCTTGGATGAAGAAAAGCGCAAAGCCTTAGAAAAGGTTTTTAATTAGAACTAATCCCGAACATTTTTTACAAGTTTTTAGCAACTTTGGTGCTTTTGCCACAAAAAAACGGCATTTTTATCCGCATTTTGTACAAGATTTTAGCGTTTTTTAGCAATTTATTAACCAACGCCGAATCGCTTTAAAAACAATAAAACCCTAGAAAAATCTAGGGTTTCTCAATGGTGGTCCGTAGAGGTAACGCTCCTCTGCCACATCCATGTCAAAGATGCTATGATTTTTAAAATGTTATATTAAAACAAACATTTATTTGATATTTGATTTTAAACTATACAAGTTTTTAGCAAGTCTATTTTTGGCAATATTCTGCCGGATAACTTCTTCAATGCCACTATTTATCACGTTGTGAGGGGTATATTCTGGGAATTTATGCAGTATATCTGTAACGAAGTCAACAAACTTATCTCGTGTCTCATATCCGACAACCTCGCCTGTATGGGGATTATATGCCCCAATGTATTCGTCAACGTAGGTTAGGTAGATATGTTTTGTTACCACGTTACAGCCTACCTTATCTTTAAACAAATGCGCCTACCTTTCGGCAAGCGCACCAAGTTAAAAAAGCTTGCCTCATACAAGACATTATCAGATTATTCGGAATTTCCGAATTTGTCAATTATCTGCCGGATTTGTGAGTAATATTATTAAGCCACAACTTTACATAATCATCATGGTATCGCTTAACTTCCGGCAAATCTTTGTAAATTTCCTCAACTGGGATATTACTTACAGGTCGCCAATGAATTTCCGGCTTTCCTATCATCTCTGCCTTTTCCTCCTTAATTTCTCTCCTTGTTTTATCTTCAATCATTATGCACCTTATCAAGAATTATTGCACAATCCAACACATCACCGTATGTTTCAACGTTTCTTAGGCAATTTTCCTTAATTGTGTTTGAGGTTGTCGTGGAGCAACCGCTTAACATCATCAGGCAGAGCAGTATGATAACAATCGCAAGGCTCTTTAACGTGTTTGATAACTTCTCTGACTTTTTCAATCGTGCTACTGGCTTGAAGTTGCTTTTCATTGTATCTTTCAATTTCGTTCTCCATAGATTTTACTTGAGCAGAAAGCTCGTTTTTTTCAGTTTCTAGCGAGGTTATTTTATCTTGGTTAAGATTATCCTTAAAAATATACCACCCTAACGCTACGCTTAAAATAGCTATGATAATCAATAAATAACGCATGATATATCCTTTTATTCTTCAAGATTTACTCCGGTTTTTTTTTCAACCTCTTTTTTTGTAAACTGCGTTAAGACCTTAAATACAATATTTCCTGTCGCTTTGTAGCAATTTTCAAATACCGAATAAAGCTCAATACCGCAGATAATCGTAGCACCGATTTTAGATAACCCTAGTTCGGCAATAGTGATAAAATATTTATCAAATCCCTCAAGAAGCATTATCGCACCGCCATACATTAGAAACTTGATGACCGTGCGTTGCATTTTGTGAGAGGTTATCTTTTGCCCTTTACAATAACTTGCATAAATTCCCGTTACCATATCGGATATGATAAATATAAGCATCCACCCGATTAACACACCTATCGGCTCAAAAAACGCCCCAAGAGTTGCTATTAAATAACTCCATATTCTATCAAGATTTAAATACTTCAAATTTCCCACACTCCTGTTTTAATAAGGTTTGCAATTCTCTTTGCTCTTTTGGGTGTTTGTTTTGCATAAGTGGAATCAAGACATTGGTAAGCGGCCATTGAATAGTTTTTTTCAGCCATTGCTTTAAGCATTTTTCTGAACCTTCTAAGTCCTACCCATCCAAGTTGAAAGCACATATCAATTAACGCATATTGCCGCTCTTCATCAAGTTGTTTCCAAAAATCAAGCGTTTTTAATTTATCTAAGCAAAGATTAACGTCATTTCGGCAAATCATATAAGCCGCGTTTTTAGTTATTCCCTTTTTCCAATCCCCTATTGCTTTCTTTTCTTCTTCAGTCCACGGTCTCGCTTCAATATTATGCCCGATACCGATTGTTAGATGTTTTGTTGGGCAAAGATATGGTATTAAAACGCACCCCTCATGGAACTCAAGCCTTTTGATAATCTTCTCCATATTATCCCCCTTAAATAAGGATTTGATAAAGTTAAACATGTTTCCTCCTAAAAAAAAGGGAGCATTGCGCTCCCCTTTACTACTTCTTCTTTCCACCTTTTTTACAAGCCATTTGAATCACCCCCTTAATCTGCAATATTTACGATTGCGTTTTCAAAGTTTCTAAGGTTTTTAACCCAAAGAGTATCAGAGCCAGCCTCATAAACGACTGATGTGCCGCTTTTAATAAAAAATCCGCCCTCTGTTGGCTGATTTGCTGATTCACATAACATCACTTCTCCAATAACCTGAATTTCATACATTGACTCAGGTGTGAATGTTATGTTTGCTAAAGTTGCTAAATTCTGATATTCATTACTCGGTTCTACTTTTACATATCCAATATTACTCATTACCATTCTCCTATTTTTTCAATGTTTGTTATAGTCCAATTATCATGTTGTGGATCATCAAAACTATCACTTCCCCATGCAAAATCAAAAGAAATGAGAGAAGTCTCTCCTGTATCCAATTGATTGGTAACTTTTAATTCGTTATTGCTATTTAGTGCAATATAATTTTTACCTGGTATTCCTTGACTACTACTATCAGCAGAAAGACTTTGCATTGACGGATAGGAACCAGTTGTTATATATGAAACACTATAATTATCAATGAAAAAGTCTAAATTGTCATAATCATTTTCTATAATAAAAGCAATAGGAGTGTAAATATCAATATCATCTTGTGATATATTTTTCGCTTTAGCTATAATGGCTCTGGTTGCTTCAGTAGAAAGAGTTAAACTTCCCAATATATCTGAACTACCATATCTTTCCATTCCATCTCTATAAGTTGTTTCAACCCTCATTAAAGGCTCTTCAACTGGTGTCGGCTGTCCTCCCTCTTTTACAACTGCTGTATTAAAATATAAAGTCATTTCTATCTCCTTATTTCCAAAGTTTAAATGTATGTGTTTCATCATTGGCATCAACGTAGCCACACTCTAAATCAATTATAGAGCCTTTGAACGGATAGTTATTCCCACAGCACCCTATACACGGAATGTCTGTATAATCCTGCCAAGTTGGAGGAGTTATGGTATCTGTGTTTGTTGTCCAGTTTTCTCCGTCTGTGGAATATTTTGTTACAACGTTTCCTTGATTATCCATTGTCGCCTCAAACCAGTATTCAGTATTTGAAGCGGGACTAGGAATTATTGTGCCAAAAGTACCAGTTAAATTGCCATTTGATATAGCTCTATAAATTAAGATTGGCGCGTTTGTAGTTGTTGCTGTAAGTATATGTTGATTTACCGTTGAATCCCAAGTCGGAGATTTAAAATGACCCTTGCAATAAATTGAAGTAGCATTACTTAGATTCCACCTAAACGTCTTTGCAGAAGCATAAAGATTTGTGTCAGTACGAGAAAAATCTGTTAAACCATTTGTAAATCCCAAAGGGTGTGGAGTGTCAACAGGAGTTCCTACACCGGACTTAACCTCCCATTCCCCACTCGGTATATATTTTGTTATATCAGAAGCGGTTACATTAAACGGCGCATACATTTGCCAACTTAAATTTTTGGTACTGTTTTCAATATCTAATGTATAAATTTTAAAAGAAGATATGGAGATTTTATCTCCCCAAGCCGAGCCATTACTGCCAAATACTTTTCCTATCGTAACAGCCAAACCCTCTGTATTCTTATTAGTAACAAATTGACCTGTCCACAAATCTATATCGGGTAATGTTTCCTCAGTATAATTATTATCAGCTATTGTCCAACCGATTGCAATTCCGTTTATAACTCTAACCTTAAACCAATACCAAGTTGAAGCGTTAATACTTCTTTGCGTACCGGCTCTATCCCAAGATGTATTTGAATCAAAATATGTAAACAAACCTCTTGAACTCATAGAAGCATAAGGACAAATAACGCGAACACTTGTTCCTGATGTGAAATACACTTTACCTAATATCTCTAAGTTTACTTCTTGCATAGGCTCAATAATTCCGCTCAAATAATTAGAAGCACTCCAACCTGTACCATTAAAATTGCTATCAATACTCACAGAGCCATTGATAGTATAATTCTGCAAATACGGCAATGGGTCTGGCAAAGCTGTCCTAAAGGTAGTATCTCCGTTTGAAATTCCAGTATAAATATACGGATGGTAATTTTGCGAAATGTAAGGATTACCTGATGAATCAAATCCGATTAAAACGGTTTGTCCACTCGGTACGTCAGACCCTGAAATAGTAACTTCATCACCACCAGGTATACTTTCAATAGCCGCAGGAAGATTTGATAAGTTTTGTGTAGCCGGTAAAGTACCACCCATATTGTCAACGGATGTGTAACAGTTTGCTACTTTCTGCTGTGCGTTTTGAATAGCTGTTGCTATACTCATATCATACCTCCTACAAAGCGTTAATCAATGTTTCAATATCGCCGCAAGTATCGTAGAATAATTTTGCGGAGGGATATTGAGAATCTGTTGAAGAACTGTCCACGCTTGTTACAAGATTAGCAACGGTTTGATAACCACTCATGGAAGAGCTTATATCTCCAATCCCATTTGTAAGCCCCTTTGTCGTTGTCGCCGTTGAGCTTTTAATGGGTATTAGATAAACATGAACACCTAAGTCTCCAACAACATGTCCGTTAGAATAAAAATGCATACTTGAAATACTAGAACTATGAGATAGTTCGCAATATCCTAAAACGTTTCCTATACTTGCTTGTTGAAAAACTGCTATTGGTAAATAAGATTTATCTTGTTCAATATAACTTGTAACATCTACCGTTGCTTCTGTACTTCCCTCGGCAATAGATACTGTTACCGGATATATTTTTACCACTTCTCCACCATCTAAACCCGCAATCATACTGTCAATTTCAGCTTTGGAATAGTATCTTGAATCCGTGTAATACTGACCGTTTGATATACCACCGATAGAGCCCTGTTCGTAATCAATAGGTATAAGCACTATATAATTTCCGGTTGCGCCACTTCCGATAGGAGCTTCGGGGTCTTTATAAAAATCAACTGTTTCCCCAGCCGGTTGAAAAATAATATCCGGCTCAATATATGCCGCAAGCGGGTCTTGAAAAAACATAATGGGCACATACATTTGCCCTGTTTTAATGTATTGAGAAACATCAATACTCTGTCTTACACCTTCTTCAAAAACAACATGAATGTCCGGGATATAAATAACATCGCTTTTTGTTCCAACCCCATCGGTAAATACGCTTCCGATTAAATTTAAGGTGTACACGTTCTCATCAATACTAACGTTTACAACTTGTTGATATTCTACATTACAACTCATTTTACACCTCACGGATTTAATACAGTTAAAAACGCAACATCATCACTATTTGCAGAGATACAACGTATATCGCCGTTAATTTCTACATAGATAGCACAAAAATAAGGTTTAAGAGCGGTTAAATTTTCCGTATCTGTATTTGTAACCTTAATGACAAATTGCCCCTGACTAGGGTTTATAATCTGCCCGATTGTACTTAAAGAACTTCCCTCGGTTATGGTCTTGTTAATGACATAAACACCATTATCAGCTAATTCTTCCCTTACTTGAAACAAAATACTTGCGCCGGTTAAATCCATAACCTCGTTATTTTGTTTTAAATTAAAGACGAATCCAAGAGATTCGCCTTTTTTTATTTTCATATTTAAAGAGGTATTACATTTACAACAACAATTCATCTATCCCTCCTGAAAAAATTGATTTCCGGTAGTAGGGTAGTTCCCATACGGTACAAATTTCCATCTATCAAAATTAGAAATTTCTTGTACACTGTCTCTACTTCCGCTTATTTGCACTAAATCGCCCGCGCCAACTAATACCGTCATAGCCGGAACAGGCTGACCGTGTGAAGAACCTGAATGCCCCCATGTCCATATTACCATCTGTCCATTTACAAAAACGGCGGTACAGTTATTTCCTGATCGTGCCGTTACATAAACAACACCGTTTTTTGTCGGAGTATAATGTCCTTCCGTCAAAGAAATCATTGCGCTATAATTAGGCTTTAATGCATCAATAATGTTTTTTAGATAAGCGGAATTTACCGCTTTTTGAGAATTATCTCCACCCGTCAAAGTTGGTACTAAAGGACTATCATTAAATGTTTTAGTGTCATATATGGTTTGCTCGCCATGTTGATTTACTTGTGCCGGCTGAATAGTAAAAGACGAACCATTATAAACCAAATGAACCAAACCATATACATCCCCCGCTTCAATAGGTGTGTTATCCGGTCTGTAAATTCTCTTTGCGCCCAAGTTTGCCACATTTACTGTTGCCGTAGCAACTGTATTTGCATTTTGTGTCACAAACCAAACATTTTGCCCTAAGAAATAATCATCCAAGCGTGTAAAATCATCCAAACCATTTAAAACATAAGCATCAGCAACCGAGCTTACATTTTCAACATACCAGTTTGCGCTATTTGCGTACTTATAAATAGATTTTACAAAATTAGTTGGGTCTTCAGCTTCTTCCTCAGTATAGCCGGCAGAAATAGAAGTTGCTCTCACAGCCGCACTTGCTACCGTGGCATCAACCGGAGTGGCATAGGTATAGATATTGTCGGCAGACCATATTAAAGCATTTTCTGCATTACAAAATCTAACCTTATATGCTCCATTATCCAAATAAATCGGCGGAAAACGGCCTGAGCCATCTGCAACCACAGGCTGAGACAAAGGTACACCTAAGCCAACATCAGCATATACATTTTTAGGGGTTGAAGTACCACCCTCATAAAAGTACAGCCTCGCTCCGGCTATGGTGTTACCAGAACCGTCAAAAGCCTGTTGCCATGGCATATTAAACAATACGCTCATTTATTTACCTTTCTTCGGTGTGATTTTTTTAGAACCTTTAATAGCTAAAGTCTGACGTAACGGCATTTTAGCTTTTTCTAATTCTTTCTTTGTAACTTTACAGTCTTTCATTTTGTACCTCCATAAATTAAAGTTTTGATTCTTTTGCTAAATAGTTCGCTAATGCTTCAACCTCTGGGGTTGCGTTAAGGTATCTCAACAAAGCATTATCAATTTTGTTATCAAGAGAGTTAATTGCTTTTTCTGCAACATCCGAAGATGGGTTTGTCATAAGTTTTGCAATTCCCTTATTTCTTGATTTTCTTCCAACATCGCCAAATGTATTTATAAGTTCAATACCGGTGTTGATAAGACTAAATGGAACTTTTTTTATTTGTTTTTCAGCAGTTTTTGAGCCACCTAATAATTTATTTATATTTCCCTGTCTCCTAACTTCATGATTAGCAAAATCTATGAGCTTTTGTCCTTCTTCTTCCCCTAAAACGGTTTTGATTTTATTTGCTACGTTTCTATACGTTAAATTTTTCCAACTTCCGTTTGTTCCCAAAATTTCATATATTTTATCTCTTAATCCAAGCTTTAAGGCATCTTTTTCATAATCCTCTAATTTGCTAAAATCCTCTGCAAATTTTTCAGGATTTACGCTTCTCTTAAATACCTTTTCTCCCATATCAACGGCTTCTCTTAATCTGTGAGCTTGATTATATATATTAAGAGCATTTTCGTATTGAGGAACAGCACCATAAATAGAGTTAAGGAACGCATTTTTGGCTTCGGTAATATCTTTAATCTGTGATTTGTTTCCAGTAGCGACTGCTCTTCCTGCCATGTCATTCAGGCGCTGTCTTGCTCTCTCTAAAATTCTCATATCCCCATAAGGTAATTTTCTGATTTCCTTTGGAACTGTGACATCATTTTTAACTTGTCTTATAGCATATTTAACGAGGTCGTTTCCTTTAATAAAATTATCCAA